ACCCGTATAAGGCCAAGTAATTGAATTACTTCCTGTTGTTGTATATGACGATGGTGTATATAAAAAACTTTCAAATCCGTCAAATGATTGTATTATTTGACTTTTCTTTACATTATTTCTTTCAATTTGTTTTACCGACTCTGGAGAATTTACAAATGAAGCCGTTTGTGCTGTGGATATTGCCGACTCATATGCTTCTATTAATTTAACTTTATATTGAAAATTTAAAACCCTTTCAGTTGCTGAACTAAAATGTACAAAATTATCCCATAAATAAGTTGAACTACTAACATAGTCTATATTTAATTCACTTGTGCTAAATAAAGAAGAACTTAAATATGTACTAACTAAATTTGAAGAACTTGATATAGAACTATTTAATATTAAATTATCTAATGATTCATAGTTTGTAGAATGGCCACTAACATAGTCAACATCGATATTAAAATTTGGCCCTTTTATTGGAGGACATTCTAATATACCCGTTTCATTTAATATAACTGTTTCTATTAATGGATTACTCATTAATTTTGTAATCCAAAAAGTTGAATTTTTTTGTACGTTTGCCTGTAAAGGGTTATACAATTTTAATATTAAAGAACCTACCTCATCTTCAGGTTTAACATACTCATTACCCAATTCATCCGTAGATTTTTTAGATAAAGTCCAGTTATCTTCTTCCCAAGATGAAATTATTATTTGTTCGTCATTACCAAAATTTACAAGATGTGTTAAATATTTACTTTCTAGTTCCGGCTCAGAAAATCCCAAATTAGAAACAAATGCATTAAATATAGATTTTTTAATAATGCTTTCGTCAATTTGAAATGCAGGATATGTTACCAACGTTGTTATATCATAATCGTTTCCTGTTAAATTGGTTTCACCACCATTATTAATTGGTCTAAATGATAATGTAATATCCGTACTACCTGCCCAATTTGGATATGTATCTCTTAATGTTTTAATATTGATTGTTATACTACCATTTGGTGGTAGTGATTGGAATAATCCAATTTTACTTTTATCTTTTAATTGTAAATATACATCTACCGAAGTTGCTGCAAATGTTGAATATTTTATAGTATAATCTACATTTAAATCGGAATATGCCGGAATATCTATTACATCTGTATAATCTATTTCTGTAATAGATGGAAAATCATTTACTGCTATAAAGTTAATAGTAATTTCCGTTTTATCACCTGTTCCATATAAATTACTATATGGTACTGCTATAACTTTTTTATTACCATATATTCCTTCAAAATCTTTTATAAAAGATAATGCGCAATTAGTTCTACCGGCCGCAACTCTAATAAATTTAGTTTCGGATAAATAAAAATCAATATAATCACAATCTTTTTGTGCAAAATCAATATTAATAATAGTATCCTTATCCGAATCTTTAATTTGTTTTGAGTAACTTGTTGTATTTAAAAATATTGTTGGTTTTGGTTCATTTAAAACTTTTTCAACAAGAACTGCTACTGCAACTCCACCTGTTAATAATTCTTTGGCAGGCACACCTATAAAAGAATCACCCATTTTCCATTTAGTATAGTCGGTTGGATATTTTTGTGCAATATCTCTGTTGGTATGATATATTTTTGTTATACCATAATTTGAAGGTAAAGTATCTTTTAAATATATGTTTAATACTCCAGTTACTAATAATGAATTTCTTAATTGTTTGCCATCTGTGTTAAAATCTGATAATTTTAAATCACCACTATCCCATATTTGACCATTATTGATTAATTCATAATTTATTTTAACAAAATCACCTATTTCATTTTGTAAATTTGAACTGATTGATAATTCATAATTAATCGTTGGGTCTGGTATAACATCTACATTCGGAGTAGGGTTTTCTGGCGTTGGTATTAATATATCAACGGGTGGTGTTTCTAATCCAGGTGTATAAATTAAATCATCCATTGGTGGATTTATTGGTGGAGTATAATATGTTCCACCACCAGAAGGTGCACCACCTCCTCCACCAACACTTCCTAAATAGACACCATTATCGTTATTATAAAAAGAGTTATCAAGTTCTTCATTTGTTCTAGGGCCTATTGGCCCCTCAATATCAGATGCTGCAGGTACTTTATATTGTCTATTATATTTTATTGACATTTATTCTTTTTTATAAATATTTTATTTCTGATATTCCTGCAATGATTGTGTATCAAATAATCCTCCCATTTCTCTACCACCACCATTCATCATTCCTCCACCACCACCGCCACCACCTGTATATCCACCATCATAAGGAGGACTTGGAGGAATGTATCCACATGCCAAAGAATTTACTTCAATTAATTCATCATATGTTCCACCACTACCATTTGCATAGTTTCCATATTGGTCATACCCATTACAATATGTTGAAATCAATGTACCTTTTTTTGGATATGTAGGTGCGGGTATAGGGTCAACTGGATTAGTAGTTAATGCATCGTTAAATATATTTGCTGTACCATCAGGAGAATATACATTTCTTTTTGTTTGTGTAAATGTATTAAATGAATTTAAATTATTTTGAATTTGTTTTTGTAATTCTGTTATTGAAAATTCTTTTGGTAAAACTTTTAAATTCAATTCTCTTCTTTTTAAAGATTGTAAATTATAATCAACACAACCATTTAAAATGTTTTCTATTTCCGATAACAATAAATTAAAATTATAAACTTCACAATCATCAAATCTTTCTTCGGATTGTTTTCCAAAAGAAGAATCGGATATATCATAATATTTGTTATTTAAATAATAATAAACCGATGTTTTAAAATCATTTGCTATTTTATCTCTTATAATATTAAAATTACTTAATCCAAAATCTTTTTTAATTACACTAAAAAAATCTTTACCATATATTGTTTCTAAATTTGAGTTAATTTTATCTAAAAATGTATTATCAAATGAATTTAATGAATTTAATATATTTTCTCTATAATATTTAAAGTCTTTATGTAATCCTTTTAAATTTGAAATTTGATTTTTTGTTTTTTGATTTATATCTTCAAATTTTGTTTTTAAAGGAAGGATTCTAATTTCTTGTCTTGATGGTGAAATTTCTTCAATCCAAACTCTTTCCAATTCATTTTCTGAACCAACTTTATATCTTACAAAATTTATATTAACTTTAAGAATACCATTAGTGAATCCCAAATCTTTTAATAATTTTTCAATATTAATTGCTAATTCTTTTTGACCCGTTTTATTAGTAATTTGGTACATATAATTTTTAATGTCATCTGTTTTTATATAGGCAACATTGTTTCCTGATTGTTGTGGAAGTAAATTATTATTAATATCATATACCGATACTTCCATGACATCGTATTTACAATCACCAAAATCGGTAGTATCTATTTCTGATTTTGAAACAATAAATAAATCATCAGCTTGAAGATATTGACCTTCATTTTCAGTTTTATTATTTAAACCATCAATATTTGTATATTTTTTAATACTCATATTTTATATTTTAAAAAGAAGGATATGAATTTGGATGTTGTATATTGCCTGTTGCAACAAAACTCTTTTCTTCACTACTTCCGTCTGCTCTTATTATTTTAACTTTTAAAAATCCATCTTTACTTGTACTATGACCACGTACTTCATAACTTAATTTACCTACTTTTAATTGTATTTTTTCAGTTGCAGATGGACTTACTGTAAATTTAGATTTTGCAAAAGTTAACCATTCATCTTTAGTATTAGTTGTTCCACCACCAATCAGTTCTACACTTATTGGGTCTCTATCACTATTTGTTATTGATAAATATTCTCCATATTTAAATTGCCAAACATTACCACCACAACTTTTACAGTTATTAAATGCAAAATATATTGGATTTTTCCCACCTTCTGCTTTTGTAGTAAGTGAAACCAATCCAACTTTGTTAATAACTTCTGCACCCAATGCTGCAGCAGAATCTTTTATAGATTGTATAATTGTAGATTGATTTTGAACTGCACCCAATTGAGATTGTAAACCATCTATAATTGAATTTAATGAATCAATTTGTTTTATTAATGCTTCAATTTGTGCAAAGTATCCTGCGTTTTGTGATTGTAAAGATGCTCTTAAAATACTTTCATCAACTGATTTTTGTAATGATGTTCCAATTTGTGCCGAAAAATCATTTATAGTATTTGATAATGTATCTATTTGATTAACCAATGCATCATTAGTTTGTTCAATACTTAATCTATTATTAATCTCCGTTTGAACTTGTGATTGTAAAGTTGCTACTTGTGAATTTAAATCTGAAACCGTTGTAGATAATACTTTTACTTGGTTTGTCAAATCTACAACAATACCAACTTGTTCATCATATAATGGTTTTGGTACTAAATTTAAATTTTGAGTTGGTATATTTGGTTTTAATTCTTTTACATTTGTATCAATAGCTTTTAATAATTCTTCATTATCATATTTTGGTTTTGTTAAACCTTTAAATAATAAAGTAGAAGCCACATCTGTATCATCAACAATTGTAACTCCATATTCATTTTTAGCAATAGCAGCTGAACCTGAGATTTTTAAAATATCATCAAGTCTTTGTGATTTCACATCAGCTAATTTTTGACTTATTGTTTCTAACGATGTTAACGGCATTTTAAACTATTTCAAATATTGATTTATTATCTATTATGGTTACTGACCCATCCGCATCTACAATTTTTAATTTTAATTTATACTCTCTACCAACTGGTAATGTATTTAAATTTAATTTAAAATAATTCGATGTTGAATCACAACTTATTTTAGTATAGTTTCCAAATGGAAATATAATTTCTCCGGTAACATAATCTTCTAATTGATAATATGATGTTGTTGGTAAATATTTATTTTGGTCGTATGCAAACGTTGTTCCAAATGATTTCATTGGAAAAGTATCTCTACCTTTAATTCTGATTGTAACTATTCCATTTTGTGGATACTCCGTTTTAAGATTAGTTAAAACAACTTTATATCCATCTTCTGCAGAACCAGTTACAGGTGTTAAACTACCAGTATTAATTATACTATCACTATATGATAATTCTAATTTAGGTTCGTATATTGTTGATGTTTCTTTTGAGAAAAATTTAAGAATACCATAGTCTAATCCGTCATTTTCTGCATCCAATGTATGATGTAATACAAATCCATTATTTGGAATTGAACCACTTAACCACATTTTTACAATATTAGTAACATCTATTCTTACATCATCAGGCTCATAATTAAATGATTGTGATGCAGTAGAACCTGTATACCAAAATCCACCACCACCATTAGATATTGAACCTGTTTGATTTAACAATGAACCCTGTGTTTGGTTTGGATAATCCGAATATTGTAATACTCCTGGAATATTAGTCCATTTATTAATTCCATCTTTATAATACCAACTGATACCATTAGATGTTATATTATCAAATTTAGTACCAGTACCCATAGACCAACCACCATATACAGGATTTGCTTGAATAGTGTATTGTAAAGGTATTTCTGAAGAGTTTGCTGATTTTAAATTTAAATGTGCGTACCAACTTCCTGTTATTTGTGCCACCAATGTTGATATAGAACCTGTTTCAAATTTAATAAAAGTTCTTGCTATATCTTTGCTAGAACCATAATAAAGTTTACCTATTTCTAATATCTCATCTAATCCTGTATTTTGTTCAGGTTGTTGTAGATATATACTTGCGTCATATGATGATGTATAAAATATATGCATTATAATGCCCTCCCTTTAATGTCTTTGTTTGGATATTTAATTTCAAAGATACAAGGGTCTAAGGAAGGGTAGACAATCTTTCCTTTTGTTGCTTGTTCTATATTGTATCTATTTTTAGAATAATTGCCATCACCACCACATAGATTTGAAATTTTAACCGATGGTACACTCATCACACCCTCTACATTTGCTAAAATTAATTCTATTTCAGAAATATTGATTGGCTTATTAAATGTCCAATTATCTATATTGAAATAGTTTTGTAATTCAGTAAGACAATTTGTAACAATTTCTCTTTTGTTATAATTTGAATAACATATTATTTCAAAATCAACTCCAATATTTACAACAAACCCATTCATAATATTTACTGCGTCTGTCATCATTCTATATTCACCTAAATAAGTTTTAAGATTTTCTTTTATTGCACTATTTAAGTTAGTCAAATTTTTATTTGAATCAAATCCTAAAACATACATATTAATTGCAAATGGATTGTTTATTTCATTTGTTGCAGTTTTCTTTTGAGTCAAATATTTAACTAATTCTTTTTGAATGTTTTGTTTTGTACTACCCTTTAAACTATCTACTAAATTTGTAAATTCTGCAATGTTTTGTGGATTTGCTAATATTGATGACGGTGAATTATTATCTATTTCCCCATCAGGACTAACATATACTTTTGCAACACTACCATATCTTTCTGGCATTGATAAAGCTCTTACAATATAATCTTGTCTAGTCACTGCTCTATTTTGAGAACCAAATGTTGCTAATGCATTTTGTCTAATTTCTTCAATTGATTCACTACCTCTACCACCTGATGCTGGTTCTAAATTTTCAACCGCAACTGATGTTTTGTATGTTTGGTATGTTATTAAATCATCTCCTGAAAATGACAATAAATCTTCATCATATTCTATTCTTCGTATACTTGTTAAATCGCCTGTATTTATATTTGATTCGACTCCACCACCAACTAAATATTTAATTGTTATTTGTCCATTAGGTGCAACTCCAAATGTATTTGTTTGTAAAAAATTAGACGGGTCAATGCTTTGATTTAATCTTTGAATTGAATTTGCTAATCCCAAACCAACATTTTTTGTATTAGGTAGTATCGTTTCATCGGGCATTGAACTATTACCACTACCAAATTGAATATCTATTGTATTATCTGTATTTGTTTTTACTGAAAATCTATGTGGTACTTTTTGTACTTCTAAAATATAAGGTACGTCACCGACAGATGTTGCCGTATCACCATTTGCTTGTGTATTTGGTTGTTCTACAAAAATACTTTCTTGTGCTAAATATGGAACCTCATAATATTTGTTTTGTTGACCATCGGTTATTGAAACTATTTGTATAATATTTGTATCGGATAATGTTACAGATGGATAATCGGTTGAAGATACATTTATATTAGTTTCTAACTGCTGTGCAGATATTGCTTGTACTTTTTTTGTAATTAAATATTGATTTGGTAAACCTTGATTATTTCTACTATATACATCAACTTCTCTGCTTCCTGATAAGGAAAAATCTACCACATCAGTAGTTCTAAATATAATATTTGAATTTGAATTTGAATTAACTTCCATTCCTTCTTTTATTCTTAAACAATAAGAATAATCAGGTTGATTTCCAATATTAGGTACTAACTGATAAACAGTTAACGTTGTTACTGCCGGCGTTGTTACTTTTGGTTTATATCCCATAGCCTGTGCCAACGCAACTACATTCTTTCTTTCACTAGCGTATGCTAATAAAGATTCTTTTAATTGACTATCTTGATAAAAAGAAAGTACATCACCTATATAAGATGCCATTTCAATGAAAACCATACCAGGAGATGATTCATTGAAGTCTGCGTATGTATTTGGAAAATATGTTTTAGAATAGTCAATTAAGTTTTGTCTTAAAGTATCAAAATCTTTACCAACATAATTTATATTCTTAGCATTTCCAAATGTTTTTTTATTACTATTAATTGCCATTTACTTTATTAATTATTTATATTTACTTTTACCGATTCTTTTAAATTTGGGTTTGATGTTAATGCAAACGAAATTTCTATACCAATTCTATTATTATCTTTATTTTGGTCATTATAGTCAATAATTATTTCATTAACTGTTAAATATGGTAACCAATTAGAAACGGCTGATACTATACTTGTTTCAACTTTATTATCAATGTCACCATCTACAATCGGTTCAAATAATACTTTCCATATATCACATCCAAATTCAGGTTGAGAAACTCTTTCACCTTTTCTTGTCATTAATAAATTTATAATATTATCTTTTGCTTGAGTTAGTGTTGTATAATTAACTGCAAAAATACCACCTTGATTAGAAGATTTGTTTATACCAATTCCTAATACTTTGTAATCATTTTCTTTTAAATCAGTTACATTAATTTTACCTAACTCTATTGCCATTATTTAAATCTTTTTACTAATTCAGTATAATCTCTTGATAATGCTTTAATTACAGCATCTGCCCCAGCGTTATCGGTAGTTGGTAATGCCTGTTGAGGAACATTTACATTTGCATAATCAAGTGTTTCCCAATCTTCTTCCATAGTTCTTTGTGGTTGTATTGCATCTAAAATACTTCCACCACCACCTATATCTCCCATAGAACCCTCTGCTCTTTCCTTTGCAGTAAATGGTTGAGTCATATTCAAAATTTCATTTATCATTGGGTCTTTTGAATATTCTTTTTGTTGTTGTGGTGCATGTTTTGCAAACACATTTGATTTTTTAACTGGTACCACATTTTGTGACACCTCTGTCAATTCTGCTAATGATGGTGTTTTTTTCTTTTGTGAGTTTAATGTAACTGCACCAGATTTAATCATCTTAGCGATTTCTTCCTTAACTTGTTGTTTTACTTCGTTTTTAACAACTTCTTTAATTAAAGTTAGTAAAATGTCTGATTTCATAATAATTCTCTGTATGTTTTAGTAATAAATATTTGATTTAATAATTTATCCAATAACATTATATCCAGTCCAATTTATTAATGCAGGTGCAGGTGGTGCTGGTGGTGGATATTGTGCCAACACCATCATTGTACCACTAACCCCCATTAAATGAAATTTAGCTAAATTGACGAATGGATTTAAAAATATATTGGTTGGTATAGTAAATAATAAAGTTGGTGGTATAAACCATATGTTTGGAATTTTTGGTATTAAACCCTTTATCATATCATATGCCATTGCTTCTAATTGTTCTTTAGTTGGTGTTTTTTCTTTTATCATTGCCTTCAATTCTTTTTTAGTTGGAATGTGTGGTATAGATATACCAGGCAATGCAATGTCCGGAACCAAACCTGCAATTGTATCTTTTACAAATTTTTTAATTTCTTCTTTAGTTGGTTTTTTAGGAAGATGGTTTGCTGTATCTACCGCTGTTTGTATAGCTGCGTATATTGGTGTAAGTATTACATCTTCAATTGGTTTAATAATTGTTTCTTCCAATTGTTTAATGGCTTCTTCAATTAATTTCTTTTTAGCTTCTTCTATAATTTTCTTTTTCTTTGGTAATTCTGGAAATGGAAATTTAATAGCTTTTTTAATTTGAGAACCTATTGATGGTAATTTCTTTTTTATTTCTTGATAATTAAGTACAACTTTTTTACCTGCAATTATTATTGGATGGTTTTTGATTTTAGAATCTACTTTTTCTTTTTTTAATATTTTTAATACAGTTTCATATACATTTATCTCACCGATACCCTCAATTAATATTGTTACTGATTTTAAATCATCAACTAATTGTTTTGCTGCTTCTTTTAATGCTTTATTAACTGCAGCTGAAGATATTAATTTCATTGGTTCCGGCCCAATATTCATAATTGTTCCAGGTGCAGGCGGTGTACTTTGCCATCCACCTGGTCTAAGTAATGGATTTGGTAATGGTGCCATTTCTGCTCCTAACCAATATTTATCAAATGCAGAAGGATATATTTCTTCTAAGATATTAAAGTTTTCTTCTCCACTTTCTTTTCCTTTTTTAAACGCATTTGTAATAACATTTGCCATACCTGTCACATTTCCATTTAAAACGGGTACACCATAAATCATATCTCCACCTCTCTTAATACATTGGTCATATTCTTTTGCTATAAAATATGCAAAACCTTCTGTATCATTTGCGTATTGAAATGTAGATATTGCAGTCAATACATTTATTTCGTATATAATCCAAGACATTATTTACTTACAAAATTTTTAGAAGATAATAAAGTATTTAACTTTCCTTTAATTGCTTTAAAAGCTGCTGCATTTGTTGGGCCAGGGGATGTGGGGCCGACCGGAGTTGCATATATTTGTTGAGTTATTTCATCAATTAAATCTCCTAATATTTTTACCAATTCTCCACCCAATACTAATTTTTGTACATCTGCACCTGCTCCACCTGAACCTGTATTTTTACCTAAATAAATGTTTCCATTCTCTGAATTTAAAAATATTTGATTTGCACCCTTAGAGTGCATTGTTATATTATTGTTAGAATGAATATAAATTTCCTTTTCAGAATCTATTGAATATCTACCATCAGTAATTACACCTGTATTACCTTTACCAAATATAATAAACTCACTAGCTTTTGCAGATAGAATAACTCTATCTGAATTTACAAATAATTGGTCTCCTGTTAAATCTTTTGAATTGGGATAATCTTTAAAACCTATTTTTTCTTTTTTAATAACTTCTACAAATGGTATTTTTACTTTACCTGATGTTAAATAAACAGACGTTCCATCTTTATTAATATCTTCATCTACTAATTCACCAATCTTTTTTGCATCCAATTCTGGATTTTGTTTATTACGAATAAAAATAGATGGAGATGATGTTTTATCATCTTCTGTTAAAAAGAATTCTGAAAATCTTATTGTGTTACCAACTCTACCACTTAATATAGTATCTCCTTTTTTTGGATTTAAAAATTTAATTTTTTCATTTATTTTATAATCCGTTTTTTCAGAAGTTTGTTTTGCTTTTTCTGTATTTGGAGTACCTGTATTTTTTACTTCTTTATAACTTTCACTTTTTGTAGTATTGGTTGAACTTTCAACACTTCTATCTTTACTTTTTTCTGACGTTTTATAATCTTCTCTATAATTTGGATATTGTGTAACAGTATATGGTAACCAAAAACATTCGTTTTCATTTTTAATAATTAAAACAGTTTCACCTTCTATTGGAAATGTTATATTATTTTTATCAAATGGAAATGCATAGTTTTCTAATTTTATAGGAGTATCTCTTGCAAATTCTATTGCGCCTAAAAATCTAGTATCGTTTTCTATAAAATTTTTATTATCATTATAGAATTTTGTATAATCATCAATTACACTTCCAGACATAGGAAACTTAGGCCATTTGTCATCGTATTTAATATAAACTTTTTTGACTGTTGCTAAAAATGATTCCATTATAATTTAGTATTTATTTCTTCAATTTCAATTTGAATATCTGTCATTTTTTCTTTTACTTTTTCTTCTACTGCGGAAATAGTATCTTCCATATCTTGCATTAATTGTGCTTTTTCGGTTTCACTTAACCACCCATCTTCACCAATACCTTTTGCTTCTGCAGCTGCCAATCTTTGTGCAATGTTTGCAAGTTTAATTAAGTGGTCATCATTTTTAACCGACACCTCAATTAAATCTTTTATAATAGGAGCAATTACAGTTGCTTCACCTACATTACGAATAAGTTTTCTTAACGATTCAATTAACTCAGAAATGTTTTTCTTTTTGTTTTGTTGATTTTCGTATATGTCTTTAAATAATGATGATAAATTTTTACCATCAAATAATTGAAATTCTGTTGCCATTTTGTATCTTTATGTACTAATAATTATTTACTTATTAAAAACTTACCCAAAACTAAATAATCCATATCACAATTATGAAATGTCCAAATTGCTTTTTCTGGGTCATTTGTCATTGTATGGTCTTTTAAGTTGAATGAGGTATTCAATAGAATGGGGGTTCCTGTTAGTTTTTCAAACTCCTTTAATAAGTCATAGTAAAGTGGGTTATCTTCTCTTTTAAGTGTCTGTATCCTTGCAGAATTGTCAATATGGGTTACCGATGGAATGTTTACTTTACTTTTAACTTTGACAACCTGATTCATATATGGTACATCTTCATCGGATATAAAATATTTTTTATAATCTTCAATTGTAACCGTTGGAGCAAATGGTCTAAACATTTCTCTTTTTTTGACAACCTTATTAATTCTATCTCTAACATCAAGTAAATGAGGATTTGCTAATATAGAACGATTGCCCAACGCTCTTGCACCAAATTCAGTTCTACCTTGAAACCAACCTACAATATTACCTTCTTCAATTAATTTTGCAACTTTTTTGCATAACATTTCATTGTTATCAAATAGTACAACTTGTTTTCTATGGTTTTGTAATATAATTTTAAGTAATTCAGGATTACTCCACTTCTCACCTAAATACGGAGATTGGTTATCACCACCTTTTACTTTTGGATTACCCATACCAATATGATATTGATACAAACATGCACCAATTGCAGAACCACTATCTGAAGGTGCAAATGGAATCCAAACATTCTTAATTGATGTGGATGTTTTAATTTTGCCATTAGCAGTACCATTATATGCACAACCTCCACCTAATACTAAATTATCACAATTCCAAATATTTGTAATTCTATTGATAATAAAATATAATGCACTCTCATACCATCTTTGTAATGAAGCAGCTAAATCTTTGTGGTGTTGTTCAATTGGTTCATCTTTAAATCTTGGCGGAAATCCAATTAAATCAATAAGTTGTTGGTTAAACATATCATTGTCTGATGTTTCCCATGTAAAGTAAGACATGTCCATCTTTACAATGTCAAAATCATCACCTACATTAGATATTTTATCAAATACATTATTATATTTTTGTCTATCACCATAAGGTGCCAATCCCATCACTTTGTATTCACCTTCGTTTGGTTTAAATCCTAAATAAGCAGTAAATGCTGAATAAACTAAACCCAATGAGTGCGGAAATTGTAATGTTTGTATTGTATGGAAGCCGGTCTCATCACACATTGCAGAGTATACAGTATTAAATTCACCTACTCCATCAATTGATAAACCTATTGCTTTATCAAATGGTGATGTATAATATGAAAATGCTAAATGTGAACAATGATGTGGTGTATATGTAATAATACCATTATATCCAATTGATTCTAATATTTGTTTTAAATTCCCTTCATTTTCTTTCCAACTTTTTAAAAACTTTTTCCATTTTGTGGGGTATCTAAAACCATACCATTTACCAATTGTTTTTTTAACTCTATCAAATTTTAATTCTGGA